TTATGGAGATATTCAATCATTCGTCAGAGAAGGTCACGTTACGTTATATAGGTGTAAACCAAGATGCAATGGATAAAGCAATGACTAGGTTTAAAATCTAATCATTGCTTTTTTCTTTTTACATCTATACAGTTACTCATAAATTTCGTAATGTGTAACTCAAAAGAGAAAGTGAAATGAAATCAATGATACCAAGGGTTTTGGCGAAGGGGTCAGTTACACACAATTAAACATATGGGTAATTGGAAGGTATAAAATATGCACATGACGTATAAAGGTTATATAGAATGAATGAGAGGTGGAACAGATGATGTGTGAAGAATTGTTACAAGCATTGGTTCAATATCAAATGCAGCAAGGAGAAAAGCTAAGCACATTAAGGTTAAACCAAGATTACTATAAAACAGTATTAGAGCAATTAGCTTACCCTGATTGGCTAATTGAAAAGAAAATTAAGAACTTGGATCAGACGTTTCTCGGGGTTGAAGTAGAACTGACAAGTGAAGTGGAAACTTTTGAAATGAGGAGGATAAAAAAAGTGGCAGAATTTTGACCGCTTTTTGGCAGGAAAAAGGCCGACGTTTTTTATAAAAGCATGTTATATTTGTATTATGAGAAGTGGCGGAAAACACAACTCACTATGTTTTTCTTGAATTCTAAACGGTTCGTAATGACGGCACATAAAATCCGAAACCAGCAGATGGTACTGATTAAATGATACCGTCCATAAAAGGAGCATCCATTTGGATGTTCTTTTTTATTACTAAGCGAACCACATAAACATAAGTATGAGAAGAGCAAAAATAAATAACAAACAGTGTGCAAACTTCATGAAGTACTCCTTTTAGAATTAATATGTATTAAAAGTACAAATAATCTAATATAAATAGTGAAAATAGGTATACAACAATGTAATATAAGTCAGTCATTTTATGGAGCAAGGGTGGTAATCAGGATGAGTGGCTATTCTAAAATTATTTTATCCAATGGAAATGAATATATTGTGCCAATCCAGCCTAGTCTTTTGATTGAAAAGGAACTTATAGATAAGGATGGGGAAATTTACAATAAGTTTATTCTTGTTCCACAAATAGATATAGAAACAGGGAGTAAGATGCAATTTAATTTAAATCCTCAGCATATAGCAACAATTGAAGAATTTAGTATAAGAAGACAAAAGACCGTTCCTTCCGTATTTAGAGTGGAAACAAATAATGAAAGATTGAAGGGAAAGCATCCATAGCAGGTGCTTTTTTTATTTTTAAGGGGGTGAAAAAATATGTTCTTTTTCAAAAGAAAGAAACGGAAGAAGGCAGTTGCTCAAAGCAATATAAAAAAGAATGCTGAAAGTACAAATAATGATTTGTTAATCCAAACGACAACAGCAAGTGTAATAAGCTCTAGTTCAGATTATGGTGGCTATAATAGTAATCATTCAACTTCATGTTCATCGCATTCATCGTATGATTTAGGAAGTTCATTTGATAGTTCGTCAAGTTGTGATTGATCAAGTAGCTGAGTATCTGCTTTTTATTTCGGAGGAGGATGAAGGATGGAATCTATAACAAAAATAATTGCTAATTTAGAAAGAAGCGTTAACGATTTACAAAGAGATAATGATGGTATGAAACAAGCTTTACTTAATGTTTCAACGAATGTAGAAGCATTGAATAGAAAGGTCAATATGTTAGAAGAAACGTTAGCGACGAAAGTTGGTATAACTCATGTTTAACAATTAATTAAACAATATGAGGAGGATTCACAAAATGGCTAATAACAAATTGATTATTGAAGTAACTGCTGATACAACTGAAGCATTAGAAGGGATTAAGGAAGTAACAGAAGTTGCAAATGAATGTGCGGAAGCGTTAGAGAAGTTAGAAAAGGTTATGGGTAGACTTACAAATAAAAAGGATTCTTTATTTATAGAAGTTCCAGTTGTTTTAAATGGTAAAGCAATAGCTAAAAAAGTTAGTGAGTTTACTGAAACTAGAGAAAGGCTTTAACCTGAGGTGATAAAAAATGAAACTAAATAAACAAGAGCAAGCGGTTGCAATTGGTACATTCATTTCAATGCTAGGACAAGACCTTGTAAATGAACGCATCGATAAACAGAAATTAGAAAGAGTACTTCCTATCTTTAATGAAATGCAAGATAATACAACACCAAAGCAAAAGAGAGAAGCAATGATTAGTTTGCTTGGTAAAGCGGTGGATGAATTCTTAGAAAAATAGCTATAAAAAAAGGAAAAGCCACTCGCTTGGGGGGCAAATTACTTTTCCAAATGGCAATGTTAATTCTATTATAACAATTTGTATTTATTTGTAAATATATAATTAGAATATTCTTTTAAATGAGGTGAGGATAGATGAAAGTCTACTGTTCTAACTGCAATGAAGATTACAATATGCAACCAAAAGTAGCACAGCTTTCTAATCGCATTGAGAAGTGTTACTTCACATGTCCTCATTGCGAACATGAGCATGTCCCTGTATATGTGAACGATAAGATTCGTAAGCATCAAGCGGATATAGCTAAGTGTCATGAACGGATTAATAAAAAGAATCTGGCCATCGAGGATGAAATGAAACGATTGAGGAAGAGGATGGAAGGTGCCAAGTAAACCATTCAAGCCGTGCAAGTCATTAGGTTGCAATGAACTAACACGGGATAAGTATTGTGCTAAACATATCGAAAAGGAAAAAGAAATCGTAAAATATTACGATAAACATATTCGAAACAAAAGTTCACGTTCATTTTACAACTCCAAACAATGGAGAGAGATGCGTGGGCTTATTTATCGTAGAGATCATGGCTTATGTGTTCAATGTAGAAGCAAGGATATCATTAAGATAGGTGATGTAGTTGATCATATGATTCCTATTCGTGTTGATTGGTCGAAACGATTAGAACCATCTAATTTACAAACGCTTTGCCATGCTTGCCATAACAAGAAAACAAAAGAAGATGAGAAGAAAAACAAAAAATAATTCGAAAGAAAAAATTTATAAACATCCCCCCACCATGAAAAAGCAAAAGGCGAATTCCTGGAGACCGCCGCCTAGCTTTCCGTGTAAAAAGTTCGTTTTATTCCATAAAAGGGGGTTCAGCCAAGGGAGGTGGTTCACATAGGAAGGAAAGCGAAGCCGATTCATTTGCATTTGTTAGAAGGTAATACAAATCGATTGACAAAAGATGAAATTGAACAACGATTAAAAGCTGAAAAACAGTTGCAAGCAAAAAAGGACAAGGTAAAGCCACCAACGTGGTTAGATTCAGTTGCAAAGAAAGAGTTTAGGAGAATTGCTGGTGAATTATTGGAGCTAGACGTAATCACGAACATAGATGTGAATGCATTAGCAACATATTGCGATGCTTACTCTGACTATGTTGAATGCACCAAAATTATCCGAGAAGAAGGACTTCTTGTTGAATATACCAATAAGGCAGCTGAAACGAATAAAGTTCCCCATCCACTACTTACAAAGAAGAAACAGTTACATGAACAAATGAAGGCTTTGGCTGTTGAGTTTGGTCTTACACCGAGTGCAAGAGCGAAAATTGTCATTCCAAATAGTAAACAAGGTCCGAAAACAAACGTAGAAAAGGAGTTTGACGTATAACATGATCAGACAATGGATGCTGGACTACTGTGATGATGTACTAAATGGCGAGGTTGTTGCTTGTCAGAAGCATAAACAAGCTTGTAAGCGATTTTTAAGAGATATTGAACGTGAAGGATCTGAAGATTTTCCATATGTTTTTAAGGAAGAAAAAGCTCTCCGTTTCTTAAAGTGGATGTCTCTTTTTAAACATACAAAAGGAAAATTAGCAGGTCAGAGAATTGAACCACATTCCATACAAATTTTCGTGTTTAGCAATATTTATGGATGGGTGCACCGAAATACAGGGTTACGTCGATTTAAAAAGGCATATTGGCAAGTAGGGCGTAAAAATGCAAAGTCACAATCTTTAGCGTGCGTGGGCTCATATGAAGCAATGGCCTTTGGTGAGAACATGTCGGAAGTATATGTTGGTGCCACAAAAACAGAGCAAAGTAAAATTGTTTGGAACGAAATTAAAGCGCAAATGAATGGGTGCGAAGACCTAAAAGAAAAATTCAATATTGCGTATGGGAAAATTGAGCATCTCAAAACAGATTCTTTTATTTCCGCGCTCTCAAAAGATGCGGGAAAATCCGGGGATGGACTAAATGTTCAGTGCGGGATTATTGATGAGTATCATGCCCATCCTACCTCTGAAATTTATGATGTTCTGGTGTCAGGTTCAGGTGCTCGTCCGAATCCACTCATGATGATTATTACAACAGCTGGTTTCAACTTGAGCCATCCTTGCTATCGTGTGGAGTATCAATATGTTTCTAAGATTTTAGACCCGAACATTGATATTGAAAATGAAGAATATTTTGTGATGGTCAATGAATTAGATAAGGATGATGAAATTACGAATCCTGAAGTCTGGGAGAAAGCGAATCCTATTTTATGTAGTTATGAAGAAGGACAATCTTTTTTAAAAGGAGAATTGCAATCAGCATTAGATGTCCCAGAAAAAATGCGGAATTTCCTGACTAAAAACATGAATCGTTGGGTGGACATGAAAGAAAATGGGTACATGGACATGCAAAAATGGAAAAATTGTAAAGAAACTGTGGAATTATCCGAATTAAAAGGATTGGAATGTACAGTAGGTGTCGATTTATCAGCAAAAATTGATTTAACAAGTATTTCATTCGAGTTTAAAAAGGATGATAAGTATATCGTATTAAGTCATAGCTTTATGCCGGAAGATACGTTAGCTGAAAAGAGACAAACGGATAAAGTGCCTTATGATTTGTGGGTACAACAAAAATGGATTACCACAACACCTGGTGCGGTAGTTGATTATGAATTTATCAAAACACATATTAGAAATATGGAAAAAGACCATAAATTTAAGATTAAAGAAATATGTGCGGATCCTTGGAATGCAACGCAATTCATGCAAGACATGGAAGCAGAAGGGTATACGATGATAGAAATACGCCAAGGGATGGCAACTTTATCAGGTCCTACAAAAGATTTTAGAGAACAAGTGTATTTAAAGAAAGTCATCCACAATAACAATCCTGTATTAAATTGGGCAACAAGTAACGCTATAACAAAACAGGATGCGAACGAAAATATTATGTTGGACAAGTCAAAAGCAACAGAAAGAATCGATCCGATTGCGGCTGTCATTAACTCACATGTTCGTTGTATGCTCAATTCTGGTGAGGTAGACTTAAATTCCTATATTTTAAGTCAAGATTTCTCATTCTAGGAGGAATGACATGCGGTTTTTATTATTTTTCATCAGTATTTTAGAAGATATTCTATTGATTACGGGGTTGTCCATTATTGTTGGGACGACTTTTTTTATGAATCCGATTTACGGCTGGTATCTGTTAGGGGTTATTCTCACAATGTTGGGGGTGGTAATGATAAGAAGATAGAAGGGAGGTGAAATTTTTGATTTTTCGGCAATTATTTAGAAATCAGGATACGACAGATTTAAAAAATCCTTCTCCCTGGTTTAAAAGTTTATTTGGCTATCAAGCCGTAAGCGGTGAAAAGGTAACGGTTGAGTCCTCTTTAGGTGTTCCGACGGTTTATCGGTGTATTAACATCCTTGCAAATAGTGTTGCGATGCTTCCGTTTCAAACATTTAAAAAGACAGCGAAGGGAAGAGAACGGGATAAGGCACATCAAGTATCGTTTGTTCTAGAAAGAAGACCAAATCCTTATCAAAGCCCATTTAAATTTAAACATTTAATTGAAACACATCGTAATACATGGGGAAACGCCTATATTAATATTCATTGGGGTGTGGATGGAAGACCAAAAGAATTATGGGTATTAAATCCGGCTGTTACAACGCCCACTGTGGACTTAAAGACCAATAAACTATGGTATTTTACGAGTTTGCCAGACGGTACACCTATAAAAATACCTGATGATGACATAATCCATCTTACTACATTGTCTACTGATGGTTTAAGGGGGAAACCTCCTATTCAAATTGCAAGAGAGTCTATAGGGAGCTCACAAGCAGCTCAAAAGTTTAAAGGTAAGTTCTTCACAAACGGGGCAGCGCATAGTGGGATATTAAAAACAGAACAACCGTTAAATAGAGAGGCTAAAAATAAACTTCGTGATGCCTGGGAAGAAGCAAATACAGGTCTAAATAATGCGCAAAGGATAGCCATTTTAGATGCTGGTTTAGAATTTGAGAAGGTTGGAATGCCTTTAAAAGATGCCCAATTTATTGAAGGTATGAAATTTGATAAGGGCGAGATTGCAAATATCTTTAATATTCCTTTGCACATGATTAATGAGTTAGATCGTGCTACTTTCTCCAATATTGAGCAACAAGCGTTGGATTTTATTCAAAATACATTGAGTCCAATTCTTATTCAATATGAAGAAGAGTTTTCTTATAAATCATTTTCGTTTCATGAGCAAAAACGATATTACTTGAAGTTTAACCTAACAAGCTTATTACGTGCTGATTCTAAATCACGAGCAGAATTCTACAAAATTATGTTAGATGCTGGTGCATTTTCAATTAATCAGGTGCTGGAACTGGAGGATATGGACGGGATTGGGGAATACGGTGATAAACACCGTGTTGACTTAAACCATGTATCTATTGAAATCGCAGACGAATATCAATTGGCAAAAGCTAATGGAGGAGTGTTACAGAAGGGAGATGAGGACGATTAAAGACGTATTTACAATTAAAAATCAAACAGATTCTTCAGCTGATCTATTCATTTATGGTGACATCATAAACAATACCGGATGGAAATGGGACGATTCCGATGTGATGCCGGATGATGTGAAAAATATTTTAGGGCAGTTGGATGATAAAAGTAATTTAAATATCTATGTAAATAGTGGTGGTGGTTCTGTATTCGCTGGTTTAGCTATTTATAACATGTTGAAACGTAATAAAGCGCAAAAAACTGTTTATGTGGATGGTGTTGCAGCTTCTATCGCTTCCGTAATCGCCTTGGCTGGTGATCGTGTTGTTGTCCCTTCTAA